CATAAACATACGGTGGGCCAATGTAGTTTGCCACATGCGCATCGCGGCTGGTTAGCAGCAAAGTCTGACCTTTGACCGTATGCCCAGCCATAAGCTCACCAGAGGTTTGCAATTCCAAATCACCAGCTTCGTTTGTGGCTGCTGGTGTCCAAGTGTTGTTGTCCTCACGATCTGACCATTGCACCTTGCGAGGATTGCCGCCTGCGCCCAATGCAAACAGGAAGCGCTCTTCTGTTACGACAATGCCTTTGTTGCTTGTCGGTGCGTTACTCAAAACCGCCGCAGCAGTTGCGCCGTCTAGCTGCCATTCGTAAATCTTACCGTCATCTGAATTGCAGGCTAACAAATACTCGCCCCAAGGCTGCAAGTGCCAAGATGTGGCTGGATCAATGTTGATCGTGTCAGGCCGCGCAACGCCATATGCGTATGACCCATAAAACCCATAGCCATACCCAGTAAACGCATCTGCATCAATGCGGCCTGCCGTAAGCCCCGCTGGGGTAATGTCGTACTGAATGCCAGCTTCAGTCCAAGCGTACAACTTATTGTACGACCCCGATGCGATGTAGCGATTGCTTGAGTTGTCGATCCAAGTGAGCATACCGCGTAGCTGGGCATTACCTGCGTTACTTGATCTGGTACGCCAGCCGCCAATCGGACGCATAATGCCGTCATGCCAGCGCACTAAGTTTGCGTCACGCCAGCGCCCCCGCGATTGTAGATCAGTTCCATTTCTATAGACACCAGCAGGGATGTTTAAATCAATAAGAGACATTGGCGTACCTTTAACATCGCGTTGGTTGCAATATAACACATTGCTGCAAATATGCAAAAGCCCAGCGTTTTGCTGGGCTAGTGCTTAGATATGTGCGCGGTTTACTCAGCCGCAATCTCTTCGGCTTCGCCTGCCAACGATGCCTTGAGCATATTTACAAACGCATCTTTGCCAACTGACATTTGCGTTACGCTGAACTGAGCAGAGCCGATCTTGCGATCTAAGTCAGCAATGTGGCGCACCATAGCTTGCTGCTCGTCTGTCATATCTTCTAGCGTGTATTCTACGTCATCAATCGTGATTGGCGTTGCTTGTTTATCTGCCATCGTGATCTCCTTTTGTGTTATTCAGCGGCCCAAGGCATACCGCTAAGTGAGGTTGGGTTTGCCATTGCATCCAGCTTTGCTTGGATTGCAGCCTCGGTATCTGCTTGGTTAACCTGATCATGCACCCAGCCTAAGACTGTGGCCTCTGTCAGATCAGCATATGCCACCCAGCCATCCGCAGATGGATCAGGGGAGTGTGATGTTGTGCCGTAGGAACGTGCAGAATTTCCATCTGCATCTGTACCCAAGCAATACCAATGCGCAGTTGTTACGCCTTGGTCAGCATCGTTGTTGTATTCTAGGTTTAAAATAGACCATGTGAATGTTGTTGCCATTAGTTATTCTCCTGTGCTGCTAAGTGTGCGGCATAAGCATCCTTAACCGCTTGTGTGTGTACTGCGTTACAGATGGCTTGCACCTCTGTGCTTTCACCTGTGATGTCATCGTTAGGTGCAACGACATGACGTGAGAAGGATCGGCTGATCTCTACACCGTCACGCTCAATCACGGTTGCGGTGCGTACTTGGATAAATTTGTACTGAGAAACAATCTCAATCTTATCCTGTTCTGTGCGTTCTGTTAGTGCCATGTTAGGCTCCTTTCTGCTGTCCAGACCAACTATCCAGATGGTCTATGCGGTTTGCCTTGCGGCGATTTTCCTCACGAGTGAGGACTTGAAGGTTGATCGGGGCGTTTAATCCACAGATCAAATCGTGTGTGACAGGCACAATGTGGTCTACCTCATGTGGTATTCCTGTTTGCTCTGTCAGTTGCTGGGCCTTTAGATACACAGCTTGTAGGTCTGCGTTCTTTACCCAAGACGGTGTTGCGTTGCGGCAGCGTTTATCACGGGCATTGGTAGTAGCTAGTTTGCGGTGCTTGTTCTCAGCATACCACTCTTTGCTATTCTCCAAGTGTTGCTCTTTGTTGTCCTGATACCAACGCTGCGTAAGTTCACGGTGGCGGTCTTTGTTGTTAGCAACCCACTTGCGGTTATGTTCCAAACGGCAAACCTTGCACCAAGCCTCACGACCATCTGGTGTGCGCTTCCGTTTGTAGAAGGCATCCAGTTCTTTGGTGTTATGACACTTGGTGCAGGTTTTCATTTTTATGCCGCCGTATAAGAGCCAGTAACAATAAGTATGCTGTCACTGTAAATTGAATAGGCAATACTTCCACCATCCTTACCTTTTATCCTGTGATAGCTAGTGTTTATGCCCGATTGAACTGTGTGGTTGTAAGTAGAACTCTTATTAGAATACGCTATAAAAGCCCCAGACGCAGCGTCAGATGAGGCAAAAGGCAATGTCCACTCAAAAGCATCACCATCGGAAGTTACAGGTGTTGTTAAGTATAGCTCGTAATGAACAAGCCTACCAACTTTCGTATATCTTGCGGTTGTTACGGTTATGGTATCACCCATGTTTCTAAACGTAGGCGTCCAAGTGCCAGTCTCATAGTCATCCAGCTTATTAGCCGACCCAGTGCCGCCAAGGTAGACACCGCCAGATAGGTAGAGGTCTTTGAAGCGGTAATCTGGATTACCAAGACCGAAGGAGTTATCCGAAGGCGTATTGGTTGTTGTATTCCACGGAAGTAGGCCATCACCGACAGCAAAGCCGATTCCTACCGCACCAGTGCCAATAACAATCTTATCCCCGTTAAAAGCTGAGATACTCCCCACAGTGGTGCCGTCTTTGCTAAAACTTAAAATGTCACCATTACTAGAGGTTCGGTTAAGATACATTGCGATATTGCTAGGGGCAGTAAACTGTCCCGCACCGCCAGCATACAAAACACCACCAGCCGTGTTTAGGGTTGTTACCGTCTTACCCACCAGCAAGTTACCGCTGCTGTCGATGCGCATGGCTTCGGAGTTGCCAGTATCAAACGTGATAACTTGAAAGCCATTCATTCGAAGGCCATAAAAAGCACCGTTTATTTGGGCAACATCCGTAGTCCCACGCAGAAAACTAACAAGCGGGTTTACCCCTGCGTCAGCCTCTAAACGCATTGTGGCTTGTGCAGCGCCAGAATTGACATGTAGGGTATATAACGGCGAAGTCGTCCCAATGCCAACCCAACCGCTGCTGTCGATGCGCATACGTTCTGTGGAGTTTGTGCGCAAAACTAAAGGGTCGCTAGAGGTGCTTCCAAGAGTTAAGCCGCCGCCAGACGTGTAATTGATTGAACCAGATACACCATTTCCAACAGCAAACGTCCCCTCAACCACAAGTTTGGATGTTGGCGAACTCGTCCCAATCCCGACCCGTCCGCTGCTGTCGATGCGCATGGCTTCTGAGCTATCACTGTCAACGCTGAAAGTTATAGGCCTTGAGTTAGCTGACAAAGCCAACCCAGTGCCACTATCTCCACGAACTCGTCCAAGTTCATTTGTTCCAGAATAAAAACGCAATGCTGGTCGTTTTGTGCCAGCACCAGTGCCAGATATGTGTACCTCTGGGTCAATGTCTGAACCTGTTTGACTACCAACGGATAACTCTGCTGTAGGCGAACTCGTCCCAATCCCCAAACTCTCAGCACTCGCATCCCAGAAGAACTTTGCCGTGGTGCCTGTGTCCTCGTAGAAGCTGATGTCGCCTGTGCCGTGACTAACCGACAATCTTTTTGTAAAACCAGTGCCAGCATCATCAACAGTCTGAATGTTGAACGTGCCTCCACCCGTATTCAAATATGTGTTTTTATCTACTGTGTCCGTTTCATCCAGTTTTAACGCAGGGGATGCGTTGCTGATCGTGGCCAAACCATCCACAGTCAGCCCATCGCTGGTCAAAGTACCCGCAACATCAAGAGATGTGAGAGAGCCAACAGATGTAATGTTAGGCTGCGCGGCAGTTGCCAATGTACCAGTAATGCTTGTGTTGGCTGTCAGCGTTGTAAACGTACCAGCGCCCGCAGTTGTGCCGCCAATCGTTACACCGTCCAACGTACCTGAGTTAATATCAATGCCAGTGACAGGCGTAGTACCGTCAAGCAGATCGTCAACGCTATCCCAGTTCCCATTAAGGTAGCCACCCCAATCGTCCTCATCCGCACCGACGACTGGTTTATTAAAGCTGTACGTTGTGGTTGTTGTTGGCATATCTATCTCCTATGCGGCATCAGCCCAAGTTTCGCTTGCTGCCGTAGCATCTGTCCATGTTTCCGATGTAGGGGGAATGGCAGACCAACTATCGGTCACGCTTGATGCATCTTGCCATATTTCGCTTGCAGGATCAACCTCTGTCCAAACTTCAGCCGTGCCAGCAAGCGGCTCCCATTTTTCAATCGCATTGCAAACCGTACTGCAAACAGTGCTAATAGCAGCGCTGCTGAACTGCACGCGGTTTACCGTTGCAACATTTGTTGTAACGACAGTCACAGTTGGAGCAATGCTTACGACTGTCACAACATTTGCTGCAACGCTTGCACTAAGCGTTACCGTAGCAGCGCTTTCTCTAACTCTAGTTGCTGCACCTGTATTGCTTGCGGCAATGCTAACTGCCGCGCTTTGTTCGCGCACACGTTCCGCAAATGCTGCACCAGTTGCGCTCGCAGTAACCGTAGCGTCACCCTCACGCACGCGCTGGGCTGCGCTTGCGGCAGACGCGGCAATGCTAGACGTTGCGCTGACTTCACGCACACGCTGCGCATCAGATGTATTGCTTGAGCTAGACGCAACGATAGACGCAGCAAGGCGCACACGCACAACAGCAGACGCCGTTGAGGTAACGCCAATAACAATGGCTTCGCCTTCTTTGAAAGCACCGCTGACGCCATACGCCTCAACGCCATATAAGCCTTTGCCGTAAGCGCTGCGGTACGTTACGTCAGCCATTTATTTAGTCCATCGTAATATCGAGGTCATTCGCTGGCAGGCGTAAAACATCGCCTGTGTCAATCGCCTTGCTTGTTGTCAGCGCTGCATAGGCAATCAGGTTGCCACCAGTTGACGCATCAAACACGCCAATGTGCGTAACTGTGCCATACGAGGCAGTCGCAGTCGGAAACTCAATCGCGGCTGAGTTTGTCGCTTCATTGCCCGACACAGTGAAAGTTGCGCTCTGCCGCGCGTAGGCTGTGCCAGATGTACTGACTTCAGTGCCTGACGCATCTTCAGCAGGATTGCTTGTAAACAGCGCAATATACCAAGCTGTCGGACGTGTGACAGACGTGGTTGTGAACAGGTAGTTCAGCGTGTGCGTTTCAAACGTATTGGATAAACTCATCAGTAACTCCGTATTTTCATGCGGCGACCAGAGCCACCAAATTTAGAACTTTCGCTTTCCGCATTTATACCATCAATTGCGCTCTGATACAAAGCAGCCCAAACTTGGGTGCGCACATCGTCTTTTAAGTACGGCGCTGAGTGAACCAAAGCGCCATACAAATACGCATCAGGGAAATACTCCAAAACCCAGTTCGACGTATTACTGTCAGACAGCGCGGTAATGCGTGAGTAGTAATAAAGCTCTGCCGTGTATGTCCCGTTAGGCGTGGGGTAAACCTCAATCTCGCCAGCAGTAATCGCGTAGTAATGCGGTTTACCTGTCGTATCTGCATTGCGATACCGACGATCTACCATCTCGCTTTGGCTAATCAGTTCTAGCGGTGAACTGTCATTTGAGGTAATATAAAAGCGTATTGCCTCAAGAAAATCAGCAGGGATTGCGCTGTACTGCGTGTCTAGCTCAGCCGTGCTACGCTTTTCCTGACGCCAATGCTTCACGCGGCGCTGCATGTCAGCTTCAGCCAACGTGATAAAATCAGGTATGGCAGAGGTTAAATCATCGCGGTTCAGAAAATCCGCAATGCTCGTCTTTAGTTCTGCGTATGTTGTAAGTGCCATCTAGCAGTCCCATGCTTTGCGCGACCAATAGTTGGCGCTT